ACATGTTACTTATGGCTCGTTATCCAGATAAATATTTTGATTTGGCTATTGTTGATCCGCCTTACGGGATTGGAGCAAATAAAATGACATTAGGTAATGGAAAGAAGAAAATAAACAGGGGTGTTTCAGATTGGGATAATGCAATACCATCTAAACAATATTTTGAAGAATTATTTAGAGTTTCTAAAAATCAAATAATTTGGGGAGGTAATTATTTCACAGAACATTTAAAGCCGTCTTCAGCTTGGTTGTTTTGGGATAAAGGAACTGGAGATAACGATTTTGCAGATGGAGAATTGGCTTGGACTTCTTTTGGAGGTGCCTTGAGGAAAATATCTAAATCATGGGTAGGTGCAAACGCTAAAGATGGATTAGAAAGAATACATCCAACACAAAAGCCAATATATTTATATGAATGGATTTTAAGCAGATATGGAAATATTGGCTACAAAGTGCTAGATACACACCTTGGTAGTGGTTCAATTGCGATAGCGTGTCACAATTATAAATACGATTTAGTTTCATGCGAATTAGATTCATCATATTTCAACAGCGCCATGAAACGACTTAAACAACATCAATCACAAACAAAACTATTCTGATGCAATCAATCCTATTCACTAATTCTATAAAGTTCGGCAATATAAGACTGTTGAACTATGAACCAAACGACCTATCAAGGCTTAACGCTTGCAATATAAAATGGCACTTCATCGCCAACCATGATGGAGAAAGGAGATTTGAATATGTCAGTTGAACTCGGCTCTTTATCTCCTGGCGATTTATACGCTGGAGGCAAATACAAAGTCCGCAGCAACGATGGATATACCATAACTATCATCCGCCTATCCGACAACCACCTAATCAAATTTCACAACACACAACCTAACTGGAAACATAAAGTAGAGAAAGTATGAAAATCAAAGTTAAAGTAACAAAAGAGGTAGATGTAAAATATCTAAAAGTATCTGCAAACGTAAGATATCCTGAAGATGCAAGCGTAGACGGTGTAGAAGATGAAAACGGAGAATTAATGCCGTTAATGGACGATGAAACGTGGTGTCCTGTAATTGATTTAGAAACAGGAATTATAATTGATTGGCCTAAAGGAACTACTGCTGATGTTCATTATAAAGTTTGCGATGACGGTGAATATCATTTGTTAGATGCGGATAAAAACTCGGTAATAAAAATAGATGGGTATGTGCCTGGTATGCTTGCTCCTAAAGGCGGTGGTTACGGTGATTACATAATTTTGGAAATCGACGGAGAAGGTAAAATTGATTGCTTTAAGCCTGACTTATCAGAGTTTGAAAATGTAGAAGAAAACGATTAAAGCAAAACCCGTATTGCTTGATGTTACGGGAATAAAAATAGGGAGGTGATAATGTTCTGTTAAGCCTCCCTTAAATTAAAAGTTATGAATGCACTTATATACGCTGGATTGCCAGCACATGAACAACACTTGGTTAAGTTTGGTGTTAAAATTTCAGACCCTATGGAAATAATAGATGCTACATGTTTGGCTTTGAATATCCAAAGGGAATATCTTGAAAGCCAATCTAGGAAGCGTGAATTTGTGGAGGCTAGACAAATAGCAATTGGGCTTATTCTCATAGCAAAACCCAATCATGGGCTTAAAAAGTTAGGAGAAATGCTTGGTGGTCGTGACCATTCGACTATGATTTACGCTAGGGAGAATTTCAACGACCTTTACAACAGAGATAAGGATTTCACAAGAAAAGTAAATGCGGTTAAACAGCTTACCAATTCGCTATAATGGAAACTAACGAAACAAATCTGGCAAAGGTCAGGAAAGATAAAATTAATTTTTTATTTACAAAAGTTAAATCGTATCTTTAAAACATGGAAGCAAAGACTTTGCGAGCTATCATTCAAGAAAAAGGAATAAAGCAAACTTGGATAGCCGAAAAAATGGGCGTTACTAGAGCCTTAATTAATCAGTGGGTAAACGGTACTGTTATAGTCCCAGATAAACACAAAGAAAATCTTAAAAGAATACTTCAGTAGTATTTTTTATTGTACCAACATTTTACAAAAGTTAAAAATGAACGAAAATTTAGAAAAATTAGCTATAGATACTCATTACGACGGGTATCATTTTCGAAGTCGTACAGAGGCAAGGTGGGCAGTTTTATTTAACCATATAGGGTGGAAGTATCTATACGAAGATGAAGGATATAATTTACCGAGTGGACCATATTTGCCCGACTTTTATTTTCCAGAAATAAATGTTTTTGCTGAAGTAAAGCCTAATATATTAACACAATTAGAGTTTCAAAAATGTGTTGAGCTATCAGAATTAATGGATAGAAATGACCATGGTATATCTATGCTTCTTTTAGAGGGTGTTCCGTCTCATAATACTTTAAGAACTATTTCGGGGGGTAGACTATTCGTCAATGTTATTATGATGGATAAAAATTCGTTTAGATATCCGTTTTTTCAATCAGATGAATTCGATAAAAATATTATGTACATCGATAAGACCATTGACGCAATACGAAAAGCGAAAGAAGCAAGGTTTGAATTTGAATGGAAGGAAAAACAACATGGCTAAAGATCCTGCTTTCCTTTTTTATACTGGAGATTTCTCAACTGGTACGCAATTTTTTGATGACGAACAGCTCGGTAAATATATGAGATTATTAATGGCTCAGCATCAACATGGACATCTTTCTGAAAAACAAATGTTGCACATATGTAAATCATATGATAAAGATATCTTTATCAAGTTCATTCAAGATGATAACGGTATGTTTTTCAACAGGCGTTTAGATGAAGAAATTTTCAAGAGAAAAAAATATACAGATAGCCGTAGTAATAACAAAAGTGGGCGTAAAGCATCAAAAAACGAAGATTTAGAAGAAATCACAAAAGAATCATATGATTTACATATGGAAGATGAAAATAAAGATATAAATTATACTATAGTTATTAATAGTATAATGCAGTTTTTTAATTTTAATGAAATTGCGAATTTTGACAAAATGAAAGAATGTCTAACATTTTTAAAATTGTTGAACCATCAAAAAAAAATAGATGAATTTAAATTACAGTTTGAAGCGTACAAAAAACTAAAGTTAGCTAATCCTAAATTTACTCATTCTTTCAAAAACTTTATAGGTACTGCTAAAGGACTTTACCTTGATGGAGCGTGGAATGCTGAAAATTGGGTATTAAAGCTAAGTCCAATAATTAAGCAAGAAGTAAAATTAAATATCTAATGGATATTCACGAAATATCAACAAATACGGATTACGTGTTAGCTCCAAAAAAGACTAATGGAGAGGAATTATTTCTTTGCCCCAAATGTAGCCACACCCGTAAAAAGAAAACGTTAAGGTGCTTAAGTTGGAACCATGAAAAGAATGTAGGCAGGTGTAACCATTGCGACGCTTCATTTGTGATAAAAAAAGAATTTGTAAAGATGACCGAGACTAAAAAGTATTACCTGCCAAAATTCAATAACAATACTTCGCTAAGCGATAAGACGGTTAACTACTTTTTTAAGAGGGGTATATCTCAGAAAACCTTGAACGATTTTAAAGTTACCGAAGGTTTTGAGTTTATGCCCCAAACAGGCAACAACGAAAAAACAATCCAGTTCAACTATTTTAACGGTGAAACCCTAATAAACACAAAATTCAGGGACGCAAGAAAAAACTTTAAATTGGTCAAGGATGCAGAATTGATTCCATACAACCTAAATTCTATTTCTGGAGCAAAAAATATTGTCGTTTGCGAAGGGGAGGTTGATGCAATGAGTTGGCATGAATGCGGTTTTAGATCTGTTGTAAGCGTTCCGAATGGAGCAAGCCAAAATCCAAAATTAGATTGGTTAGATAATTATACAATTGATTTTGATAAAGCAGAAAAAATCTATCTATCGACCGATGATGATGAGAAAGGGTTAATACTTCGTGATGAACTAGCAAGGCGATTTGGTTACGACAAATGTTTTAAGGTAGGTTTTAACGGGCTTAAGGATGCAAACGAATATCTTATCCATCATGGAAAAGAAAGTCTATTAGAATGCCTAAAATTAGCTAAAGAATTTCCTTTAGTTGGCGTATTTGGAATAGATGATTGTTGGGATGAAATTTTGCATATCTATCATAACGGAATGCCGACAGGAGCAAAATCTGGTGATAGGCAATTTGATGAACATTTAGGGTGTATGGCTGGTGAACTAACTATGGTTACAGGCATACCAGGTCATGGCAAGTCAATATACCTTGATCAGATAAGTATTGGTCTTTGCATCAATGAGGATTGGAAATTTGGGGTTTGCTCACCCGAAAGCCACCCGATGAGCTTTTATTACACTAGGCTTATAAAGAGATTGGTTGGTAAAAAATTCAGCAAGTACAACATTGATGAAAATATGCTTATGCTTGCAAAGGATTGGGTAAAGGATAGATTTAGTTTAATAAAACCAGATGAAGGATATTCTATTGATAGTATTTTATCCGCAGCGAAGTCTTTAGTTTTACGTAAGGGCATCAAGGGACTAATTTTAGATCCATGGAATAGGATTGAAAATACTAAGCCAAACGGAATGCA